GAAAAAACTGGAACTGGTGAAGGACAGTATTTCTCGCCAAGCCAGAGACAACTTTTCGCCGCTGGTGGTGATCCTTTTTTTGATTTTGGCCTTAACGTCACTGCAGGTTCGTTAGAACTCAAGAGGTTAATAACTGGTGAAGGTCAAATAGATCCGAAAGAAACATTTATTGGTAAGTGGCTTGAGAGCACTAGAGAAGGCTATCAAGAGGCTTTAGGAGCCAAGAATTATTGGGAGATGACTGCAGAGCAGAAGGCTCTCCTTAATGATTTACCTGCTTCTATCGCTGCGAATATTTATGCAGGAGGAATTCTTGGACTTACAGGAGTTCCTGTCCTTCAGACCTCTTCTGGCCTTTTTAATAAAGCAGGCACTTGGGCAATCGCTATTGGACTAGAAGAGGCCTTGTCTTCTGCTTTTGAGGGACGGGATAAAACAGGTTCTGCTTTTGATTTAGCTCAGCAGATGGGTTTAGATAATCCATTTGCGATTAAGCCTACTGATAGTTATATGCAGGCTTTTATCAAAGCTGCTACAGGGAATGCCTTTACTGTTGGTCCTCTTGCTGGCGTAGTCAGGGCAGGATTTGAAATACCAAACACTTGGAGGTATATCAAAGAGAACGGTATAAAACTCGATATAAACAATGCGCGAACTTGGCTTGATGAAAATGCTATTCAACGATTCGGTTCTTCAGAGTTCTTAGATTTTAATAAGGCTATCGAAGCAGGAAAAAAATTAGCTAGTGATTTTAAATCAGGTCAACTTGTTGAAAACTTAAGTGGAGATCAAGGTAGACAAGTTTCTCCTTCCTCAACTATTCAGCCTGAAGGGGCTACTCGATTGGAGCCTGATGACTCTATTAAAAAAGTTGAAGACCTTGAAGGTGACATTGAATTTAAAGCTCAGGAAGCTGGTCTATCTGTAGATCAAGCTATTCAGAAAGTTTCTGGGGCTACAGAGGTTGATGTTGTTGTTAGAGCAATTGACGAATTGGAAGATACCCGTGTTGAGAAAATCCTTGAATCTGAAGGAAGTGTTCTTGATCAACTTAACAAGGAATTATTGGATCAAGATGAAGCAAAACAAGCAGGAATTGAGGCTAGAAATAATGAATTTAGCATCGACGAAAATCAAACAGCATTTGTTATTCCCGAAGGTACTCGTTTAGGGAGAGCAACTTATGGTGGAGCAAGCATTGAATTTGCGAACAAGATTGATCACGCAGCTTGGTTATTAAGACCTGGCAGAAAAAGTTACCCTAAGGTAACAAGAACAATCAGAGAACTTGCTGCAAAATCAGGCATTGATTTTGATGACATAAGAAGACATGGAGCAAATGTTCATCAGTCGATAAAGGATCAAGTTAAGGAGCAATATGGAACAGCACAAGCATCTAATTCAGCTCTATCAGGTCAGACTATTTCTGTACCCGATAAAAGATTTGGCAGAGTAGTTTCTACAGCTAATGCTCCTGATCCTGTTGTCTCTTTTGCTGATCAATACAGATCAATGTCTACCAATAATTTATTGGCATTAGCAAATCCAGAAGTAAATCCTAAATTATTTGCTGAGATAAAAACTCGTACAGGGCGTGAATTTTCTGAACTTAGAAGAGCTGATGTAATAAGAGGTTTATTAGCTCTAAGAGAACAAGGGGTTACGGTTAGACCCATAGATGCAAAATTCAAATCAGCAACAGCAAGAAACAATGCAAAAGTAGATCTTGTTAAAAGAGCTATTGATCAAGGAGAAGTTAGACCTTCATCTTCTACTGTCCCTGAGGCACAGGAATTACCGTTTAAGCCTGAAGATCGAAACACAACTGTTAGAGATATTGCTAGAGAAGAATTACTTTTATCTCGAAAATATGATGCAATTGATAGAGCTAAAGCAGCAGGTTTAAAAGAAAAAACTAGGCTTCAAGAAGGTTATTATGATATGCCGCTAGCGGAACAAAAAGATAATGGATTATTAGAAGGTTGGAGTAGGCAGGAGGCAGAAGCCGTAGAAATAACAGATCTTAATAGACAATTAGAAAGCTTAACTGATGAACTTGAAGGCTTAGAAAGACTGCAAGAAGAACGAACAGGTCGTGGGTTAGGCAGTAGCGAAGAATTAGATGAAATGATAGCTAGAAACAAATCAGCCAGATATGAAGTTGAAGCTGAATTAGCGCGAATACAAGGTGATGATTCTTTTGATTTCTCTGCACTTCGTAGTCTTAAGGAAGAAGTAAAAGTGGCAAGATATGATCCTGCAATGATAAGAGTTCTTCAAAATAGACAAGCTTTACACCAATTCTTAGCAGACACAGTTAGAAGAATAGGAGGTGAAGATACTAAGTTTACTTTCTTTGAAAGGGTTCAAGAGTTAGAAAAATTTGACGCTCAGTGGGGAATTGATAAAACTAACGCAAAGATTGGCGGAGAATATGAAATATTTACTGATCATCTTAGTATATATGAAGTAACTAAAGGCTTAAAACCTTCTGAGATTGTCGACCGTTTCCAAGTTGCAGCACATGAAAGTTTTCATCGTCTTCAATTCGGTTATTTAACCTTAGAAGAAATGAAGGTTTTCGATACTATAGATGGAGGGAAAAGATTTAATTTCTATGGTCAACTTAATCCAAATTTGAATACTGCTTTTAAGAGACAAAAAACAGCTTCGATTGAAAAGATGACAGTTGGTTTTCAAGAATATGCTTTAGCGAGAGCAATGGGAGTTGATCCTTTTGAAAGAGCAATGTTTAATAAAGTTGGAGCATTTTTAGAAGCAACATTCCCTAGAGTAGATAAGCTTTCATGGGTTGATGGAAAATTCCATCACTTTATCTTGAAAGTAATGTCTGGCTTTGATCGTATATTTGAGGCTACTAGAAGAGTTGGTAATTATATGCAAGGGAGAGGTTTTAATAGTGTTGATAGTATTTATGAAGCTGCATATTCTGGAAAGATCGCAGAGACCAGAAGGTTTAATAGTGTCCTTGATGCTATAAACAAGTCAGAAATAGAGGTACAAATGAATCAAATAATGGATAGGATTGCGCGAAGAAATCAAGAAAGAATAAAACCTGGCCTCACTAAAAAAGACTCAACAAGGCTTACACGTTTGAACAACAGAGATCAGGCTAAGATAGAAGCTCTATCTAAAAATTATGCTGACGGAACTAAAAAAAGTGACATCCTAAATCGTTGGTCAACTGATAATGAGAAGTTTTTAAAATGGTTAGAGGAGCGAAAAACAATAAAACAAAACCGAATTACAGAACTTAAATCCCTTGCCCTTAATGGAGGTTGCTAACCATGTCTACTTGCGATGAAATTTTCCAAGAGATTCAAAAACTACAAAGAGAAATTGATGAACTAGATAAGTCAAGGATTCTTTTCGATAGGCTTGCTTCTCCAAAACCTGATCCTGACCCTATAAAAATTGAAGGGCCAGACGGAAACGAAGTTGAAATCGACGTTGAACAAGCTTTTTATCGAATGAGCAATGACCCTGAGAATGTTGAAGCATGGGCTCAACGAGCAATAGGTCAAAGAGCTAAGGCGGCTGGAGCAGAAGGTGTCTTTCAAAATGTAGACCAACTGGTAAGAGAACTAGGAGAATATGAAGCACAGAAAATGCTTCGTATTTTTCAGGCTGCGACAGGTGATTGGGAATTTTATTTTCCAAAGGATTTTGAGGCCATTACTTCTAAGATTGATATAGATAAAACAAAAGAGTTGTTGATTTCTTCTGCTCAGCAAGTCGGAGTAGATTTAAACAGAGGGACTTTAGATAGAGCAATTGCAGTAAATTTGGCTCCTTTCCAATCCATACTTGAGAATCACACAAGACTGCAAATAATGAGAGATTGGTCTAATACAACGCTTCGAGTAGAAATAAAACGCTTGACAGACGAAATTAAGAACACAGGAGTTTCTACGCCTCGAATTAAGCAGCAAGTTCTTACTAAATGGAAGACAGCAATTTTTGCTCAACGTGCTCTTTCTATTGCGAAGAGAAGATGGGGTCAGATGGGAAAAAATCTTCAAGCAATAGGAGGGAAAGATTTATCAAAAGAAATTGATACTCTTTATAGAGAAACAGGAATTGAAAGTAAAACTGATCTTGTGAACAATGCTGAAGAGATAGCTACATCAACAATTGCAGATTTCACCAGTGAAGATAGTTTAATCACTAAAGTTGTTCAGGCTGCAGATAGAGGTGTTGATGGAATTAAAGAGCTGGAAGAGATTCAAGCAGTTCTTAAAATAGAAGGAGCAGATCCAACAATAGATCTTGATGCACAATGGGACGCTACTTGGAGGCGTTACGCTAGAGCATCTATTAAAGATACTTTATTCTTTGCTTTCAAGTCACAAGTTATTAATAACTGGCTTCAAAACAAAGTAGTTTATGCCGCTGAAGGAGTGAAGTCTTTTGCTGCAACAACAGCAGAGTTGACAGGTGCTCCTTATAGGGCGTTTACGCAAAGAAATTTACCGGAAATCCAAGGTGATTTATTCACACCACATGGAACAGCTTTCTCTCGTAATTTCTTAAAGGCGGTGTTTGAGTCAGGAAGGATGCATCTCAGAGGTCATTTAGTAGTTGATTCCATGATGAAGCACACTGTTAAAGAGATTTTTCAAGAAAATTTCTTTGAGGGAAAAACTCCTTTTGGAGGTTCTATTGACAAGGTAAACAACCAAGTAGGAATGTTGAGTCTTGAAGAGCAGGCAAAGGTTGGAGATTCAATAATGGAGACTCCATTGAGACTTGAAGATGTTGCTAGTTTAGATAATAATTCTGTTGTCTTGGCAAGTTATAAACTTCATGTAGGAGTAAAAAGATTCATCAGTGGCTTGATAGATAAAGAAAATAAGTTACCTCTTTTTAGTGCATTGCAAATGATGCAATTAGTTGATCATAGAATTGGCAAGCGAGCATTTTTAGTTAAAAGACATTTAGATTTAACTCTTGAGGCAGCAAGGCAGAATCCAACTCTAAAAGTTGATCAATGGGCTGATATTGCAGATACCAAAATATCCGACGAACTTTACCAAGCTACTCCTACCAAGGAAAATATTACTGCTTATAGAAAACAATATGGATTAGACAAAAGTGTTAGTGACAATGATATTTCAGAAGCAATTGCTATGGATAAAGTTGGTTATCCAGTTCTGTCCAATGCAGCTCAACAGGCGGCATATAGTCAATCCTATGGGATGAGAATGCAAGAAGATCTACCAGGCGTAGGTCTACCAGGAGGACAAGCTGTTGATAACTTGGTAAGTCGCATTAGAAGAAACGAAATTGTAGATGTAGCCGCAATACCTGTCTGGAAGACTGCTTCAACTTCGGCTGTCTATAACTTCATTTTAGGCAATCCTCTTTGGTCGGCAGCAAGAGTTAGTAAGGCTGTTTATCACGGATTTAAAGGAACTTTGACAGACGATATGGTTAGACATGCTTATGCATCATCTTTTACTGCTGCTGGGATGATGTCTATGTTTATGCTTTTAGATAGTCAGGGTCAAGTTGTTGGCAATGGACCGCCTCCAGGTACTGAGGCTTATAGCAACTGGAGCCAAAAATTAGAGAATGAAGGTAAACAACCTAATAGCATTTTTGGAATACCTTGGGCCTTTGGCAATCTTCCTATCGTAAGCACTATGTTTATGTATAAGGACTTTATGGATGCAGGTAAATTTGCTACTTCAAACAAATATGATCGCATAGAAATTCTTGATGCGTTCTCAATGGTTCTAACAGGACAGCTTATGAGAACTCCTTCTTTCAAGCTTTTTCATAATCTTTTCGACGCATTAAATGATACTTCTGGAAATGCTTATCGTACTTTATGGGAAACAGGTGCTTTTGCTGTTTCTCCCCTCTTTACTCCTTCTGGGCCTTTAAGAGACTTGGGCGCAATTACGGGTACAAGTAGAAGTGATCTTTATCGTCCTAGTGGCAGTGAAACTCCTGCAACAAGGGAATATATAGATAAAGCTTGGGGTCCAGATCATCCTATAACTATTGCGAATAATTGGTTAAGAGAAATCACGTATAGTATGGCCCCACAAATTAGTGGTCTTCCTACTAAGGAACACACATGGTTAGGGCGTCAAATTGCTAGACCTGATGGTCATATAGGCGAGTGGTTGATAGGTCAGCCAGGTTTATGGCATGGAGAAGGCAGTAATAAAGTTGAAATGATATTGGATCAATTGCAGCTTTTAGATCCTCCTAGTGAAATCTTGACTCAAAGAATAGGTGATATTCCTATCACACCTGAATTAACTAAGTTATTAAATTATAATTTAGGCCATGTAACAGCAGATGGTTATATAACAGATCAGGACGCTGCTGTTTCGGCTTTTTCTGATGGTAGTCCCAGGAAAATACTTAATTTTACTGCTCAACAAATAACAATAACAGGTGCTGTTCAGCCACAAACAATTCCACTAGATGTTACTAATCTATTAAATAGAGTAACCAGTGGAAACACTTTACGCGAAGCTCTTGCTGCTCTTTTTGAGAGTACTGAATGGAAAGATTGGGAAAGAGATAGCAGCCTTTCTATAAATCAAGAAACAACTAGAGCGAGGATTGATCAATTACCAGGACCAAGAGTTGTCAAAATCTTGATTGATTTTTACAGGGCTAAAGCCATTAGAGAAACAATTGAGTCTGGTCATCCCGATGCAGATTTGTATCGACGAAGGCTAGAGGCAGCAAGGGAGTTTGAAGCGGGCCAGGGTGTTCAGGACTTACCGCAATTATTTGGTTACTAAAGAGTGGATCTAGCTGAAAAAGACAGAATAAGGCAGAATACCTCTACACCCTTGTAATTTTCCTAGGATGCCACTGTCATATTCAACCCATACAGGGGACAATACAACTTCGACTTTTACTCTTGGCTTCGGGAGTAATTATTTAGTAAAGAGCCATGTCAAGCTCTATTACGGGTACAACATTTTAGATGGTACATATACAACTCTTTTGGTCGATGGCACTGATTACAACTGGACTAGCGCGACGCAAGTTCAACTAATTGATACTGATGGGTCTCCTAAGAATTTAGCCACAGGAGTTGTCTTAACTCTTATTCGAGTTACTCCAAATAGTTCTCAGTTGTCAGCCTGGAGCGACGGTTCAAATCTCACGGCTGAAGCATTAAACAATGCTGATTTGCAAAATCTATATGTAATACAAGAACAGCAAGATCGTAATGACGCAGGAATCACCCAATCCACTGCTGCAAAAACCTCTGCTGATTCTTCTGCAACGACTGTTAGCACATTAAGCAGTACACAATTTAGAACCGATGGATCCCAGGCTATGACTGGGAATTTAGATGTAGGTAATAACAAGATTGAAAATTTAGCTGATCCAACAGGAAACAATGACGGTGCTAATAAAAAATATGTAGATGATCAAGTTGGAGCAACATCGACGAATGCCACTAATGCGGCTACTTCTGCCAGTAATGCGGCAACGTCGGCCACCAATGCAGCTTCTTCTGCGACAAGTGCCTCGACTTCGGCCACGAATGCAGCTTCTTCTGCGACCACTGCTACTACTCAAGCCAGCAATGCGTCAACGTCGGCCACTAATGCTGGTTCATCTGCTACTACTGCTTCCACTCAAGCAAGTAATGCTTCGACATCAGCGACAAGTGCCTCCACTCAAGCCAGTAATGCCGCGACCTCTGCAACTAATGCGGCCAGTTCTGCTACAGATGCAGCAACTGCAAAGGCAGCCGCGGAAAGTGCAAGAGATTCTGCTTTAGCTTCGCTGGATAGTTTTGACGATCGTTATTTAGGAGTAAAGAGTGCAGCTCCCACTGTGGACAACGATGGAAATGCATTAGTTGCAGGTGCTTTGTATTACGACGATGGGACTACAAACACTCAGGGGATGAAGGTTTATACGGGGTCAGCTTGGGATGCTGCTTATGTTGCAGGAGGTTCCTATCTTGCTTTGTCAGGCGGAACTATGACTGGTTCGATTGCTTTTTGGGCTAGTCAACCGACTGCAAGTACATCTGATCCAAACATTGTTCAATTAGAAGACAGCGTTTCTAGTACAAGTACAACAAAAGCTGCGACTCCTAATAGTGTTAAGACCGCATACGACAAAGCTAATGATGCTTTACCTAAGGCAGGAGGAACACTAAGTGGGAATGTTGATCATTCTGGTAATGGCTATTTTCAATTACCTGTTGGTAGTGATGCTCAAAGACCTTCGACGCCTCAAGCCGGATGGGTAAGAGCGAATAATGATAGTAATCAATTTGAGGGTTATATCAATAGTGCGTGGGGGCCATTAGGAGGTGGAGCTGCTGGAGGCGGAGGAGAACAAATCTTCCATTTAAGTGAGCAAGAAATGAATAATTCTTATACGGTTCCTAGTACAAAAAATGCGGGAGTTTTTGGCCCACTCACGATTGCTTCAGGCGTTGTTTTAGAAATAAGCTCGTCTTCTGTCTTAAGTGTGGTTTAATTTAGGATGTAGTTACATCCCCGTAATTCTCGCTAGTATTTCAACATGCCTATTTCTTTGAACGGCAATGGAGTTATAACGGGAGTCTCCGTCGGGGGATTGCCTGACAGCATTATTACGAATGCTGAGCTAGCTGATGACGCCGTAGGCATTGCTGATTTATCGGCAACTGGAACGGCTTCAAGTTCAACCTTTCTAAGGGGCGATAATAGTTGGGCGGCTGCTGGTGGAGGTAAAATCCTTCAAGTACAAGGTCCAGTTGTTTCAGATACTCAATATGAAATTACCAGTTCTACTTACAGTGACACAGATCTAACAGACACGATTACCCCTGAAGCAACTTCAAGCAAAATACTAGTAGCTTTTCATCTTAAGACTTATTGTGATACCAATAACTATGTCTGGTTGGGAATTAAAATTATTAGAACTGTAGGCGGTTCTGATACAACAGTTTTGCATGATGATTCATACAACGCACATAGTGTAAGTGCTCACGTAAATATCTCCTACAGAAGATCAATTCATGTAGTTGATTCACCTAGCACAACTTCTGAATGCACATATAAGCTACAAGTGGCAAGACCTCGTGGATCTGGTTCCTTGGCTGGTCCTTATTTAAACGGTCCCGCAGATGCTTCTTATGTTGGAGAAGAACAAAGTAGTATTTTATTAATGGAGATTGGAGCCTAATGAAAATAACTAAAGGAGTAGCAATACAATCATTAGTCCCTGGGGCTGACTGTGTAGTAGTTAATGATTCTGAAATTAGGTGGATGTCTAAGGACAAAACACAGCCTAGTGATACTGCTATTGCAAATGAAGTTAAGAGACTTCAAGCCATTCAAGATTATCAAGAACCTAGACTTCGCAGTTATCCTTCAATCAACGAACAAATGGATATGTTATTTAAGGCTATTGACGCAGACGATACCTTAAAAAGTAAATTTTCTGCGTTTCATTCAGCAATTGAGGCTGTTAAAAAAGCTAACCCTAAATCATCATGAGCAAGGTTAAGTTATTAGCAACGACTGGGGGGGGCAGTACCTCACTTGAGGGCCCCAACTCGACCACAGCCAATGCAAATGTGTCCTGGCAACTACCAGTTGCTGACGGCTCGAATGGTCAAGTTTTAACTACTAACGCCTCTGGTCAGTTGGCCTTTTCAGATGTAGCAGCAGGCGGCAAGATTTTGCAGCTAATAAGTGCTACAAAGACTGATCAATTTTCTGCTACTACGGAGGACGCTTGGACAGACATAACTGGATTGTCTGTTGCTATTACACCAAGTGCTACGAGTAGCAAGATTTTATTTAGAGCTATGGTTGTTGTAGGTACGAATGTCTCTGACGCGGTACCTGCGTTGAGAGTCCTACGAGATTCAACAGCTATCGGGATAGGCGATGCCGCAGGCGGGAGAGGACGAGCATCGGGAGCCATGAATGTTGCACATGATTGGGTAGCAGAATCGGTCCCTATAGACATAGTAGATAGTCCGAGTTCTACAAGTGAATTGACTTATAAAGTTCAATATTACAAATCGCAATCACCAACTATTTATATAAATAGCTCATATAGAGATGCTGATAGTAGTGGTATAGATTTTCGGTATTCGTCAGTTGTATATGTAATGGAGGTAGGAGCATGAGTTTAGATCACAGAGCTATTTATAAGGCTTATCCAAACGTCACTTCTATTGACGATGGCGAAGGCGCAAAAGATAAAGATGGAAAGTCTGTAACTTTAGAACAATCAAAAATAGATGCAGCTAGAGTTGAATTAAATAAACTAAAATATAAAACTGACAGACAAACTAAGTACCCTCCCTTGGCAGACTTTGCCGATGCTATGTACTGGAATAGTAAAGGAGATGATACAAACTTAAAAGCATATTATGCGGCCTGTGAAAAGGTCAAAACCGACAACCCTAAGCCTTCTTAATTAACAATGTCTACTCTCAAAGTCGGTGGAATAAGAGGAATTAGCGCCAGTTCTGATGCAATCACTGTTAATGCAAGTGATGGAACGTGTACGGCAAATATTACTAATAACTTAAGCAATCGCAATTTAATAATTAATGGTTCCCAAGATATTGATCAAAGAAATAGTGGAACTGAAGTGAATCCAGTGGTTAGTGGAAACTGTGTTACTGATCGGTTTAAATTTGATTTGTCACAAGCTTCTAAAATCAAAGCCCAACAAGTAGCAGATGGGCCAACAGGATTTACAAAGAGCCTCAAAGTTACATCTTTAGCAGCTACAACTCCTGGTGCTTCTGATTATTACCTACTACAACAGAATATCGAAGGTTTAAATTCAGCTCAGTTGGGATGGGGAGCTTCTGGAGCGAAAACTGTTACTTTGTCTTTCTGGGTTAAATCTAGTTTGACTGGTACTTTTGGTGTTGCGATAAGAAATAGTGCTTTTAACAGAACAAATGTTCAAACTTATGCAATCTCTGCTGCTGATACTTGGGAGAAAAAAAGCATATCTTTTACAGGTGACACTAGCGGTACTTGGTTAATCACAAACGGAGTCGGGTTGCGAGTGGCTTGGGATCTAGGAGGTGGGACTGATTTTGATGCCGCCTCAACTGGCTCATGGTTGGCTACAAATGATTTTACTACTAGTTCTTGTACTCATTTAGTAGCTACCAATGCAGCCACATGGCAAATAACAGGCGTTCAGTTAGAGGTTTCAGACCATGCCACTGACTTTGAATATCGTGATTTTCAATCCGAGCTTTCCCGTTGTATGCGTTATTATGAAAAGTCATATAATTACGGTGTAGCACCAGGAACCGCGACAAATGTTGGTTATTTAACTAATGGGGGCTTTACTGCTGCTAATAGTGCAAGTCATGCAGCAAGAGGATTGCAAAAATATATCGTACCGAAGAGGGCTGTTCCTACAATTGTTAATTATGATTTGTCTGGAAATTCCGGTAAATGTAATTTCCCAGATACCTCAGATAACGTAACAATGTCAGTTATACACAGCGGGTTTAATCAAGCTTCTGTCGAGACAGCCGCAGTATCAACTACTGATTTAAGATTATATTGGCATTTCACCGCTGACGCAGAATTATGACCTATCAAAAATTCCCTGTCTATCAAGGCAAGGAGGTTCCATTCATTAAAAGAAAAAGTGACAATGCTTCTATCCCTATAGATACTGCAAATAAGGACTATCAAGAGTATCTTGAATGGGCTAAAACTAATACAATTGAAGCCGCTGATTAATTGTAGGTGATATTTATTTCTGTCTAGCCATCTTCTTTTTTTCTGATTAGATTACGGGGGCGTAATTGATTATTAGAAATGGTTCGTAAAGTAATTGACGGTTTGGCCGTTGCTTCCTTTTTGTTAAGTGCTGCTTTTGTTGGCGGTGGTATCTATTCCTATATGTGGATTACCAGCGAAGACAATCAAAAAGAATTGCTTGATAGTGCAGTAGAAAAGATCAAAGAAAACTTGCCAATTCCTAGTATCCCTGAGGCGACAGGACCAGCATTGCCGTTCTAAGTGGAAATACTAGAAATACCTAGGATTGGTATTCGTAATATAAAAATTCAGGAAGTACCAGTTAGGCCGTCCTATTTAGATATAGAAGTACCTGGTTGCAGTTACCAGCATCGTGATCAGAACTTACAGGCGAAACTCTTAATAACAGATCCTGGCGGAGTTTATTCAAATTGCCCTGGTGGTGCTGGTATCCCTAGTTATTATCCGATGGACTGGAACCCTAAAGATATAAAGGTTATAGAAGAAAAGCCCGTTGCCAATAACGAGACGCCACCACCTCCTGAGTCAACTGCTACTGATGTCCCAGAAATTCCTAATACAGGAGAGAAACCTGTTGACTGTCCAGCTCCTAATATGCCTCGTATTGGCGATATAGCACAGAATCAAAAAGAAAAGGTTAGTGGATTTGAATTAAGTAGTGACGGTAAAAGTTGTATCATTTTATATGAAGATATAGGGGTAGTAGAACAGTTCCTACCTACACCTCAGACAGTAACAACCACGGCAACAATCGCGCTAGTCGCTACAAGCTCGGCAATTTTAGCCAAGCCTATTGCTGATTTATTGCTGAAAATTATTAAACCTACTATTAAAAAAGTAATTACTACCTTAAAAACGAAGATCCTGAAGAAGGAACCAGAAAAGGTAGGGCGTTCTCAGAAGTTGATGGAACAAAGAGCGAGGAATAAGGCTCTGCGTCTCTTAAAAAAAGGTTGGTAGATTCTATGGAATGAGTATGCGGTAACACTTGATTTGGTAAAACTGTGACTTCAATGTCCTCACAGGTAACCGCGCTAGGACTACCTGGACGGAAGCGAACACCAAGCTTGAGCTGTTCGGCGCATATCTTGAGACGATGCAAACTTACCTCTAATGAGGTCTTCGTATATAGCAACTCTTGATTTTTTATATTCGTCTCAACGGCTTGATGGCAAAGGTCAACACCTCTACCCAGTGGAATACTGAATTGTAAACTTGCGCCCCAATTGAGCGAAAAATTCTCCTTCTCAAATCGGGGGAGCTCACTGTGGTACAGGACTTCGCCTTCATCCGAGTATATGGGTGTTCTCGTAACAGTTTCCCGTGGTAATTGATAGCTATGGCTATTTACAACATAGGGCGAGAAACTGATAGAAGGCGTAGTGCATTGAATGCCCTGCGAATAGCGCATTACTGTGCCACTTGATGGGATTATTTGCGTTGCATTGTTATTAACGATCCCTTGACTTGAAGACTGTGGCGAACTGACCGTAGTCGAGTTGGCAAGTGCCTTTGTAGGGGTAATTAATAATAATATATAGGCTATTGTCCGAATATACTTATTGACTCGGATACCTGTGTTGTCTCTACAGTACGAGTTACGTTCACAATTGACTCCAACCCTGGAGAAGTGACATGTTCTATAAGGGAAAATGGGGCTCCCTCGTTTACTATTTGCCATTGTGGAATTGATTCAAGTTGTGGCGAAGTCCAAGAAAAATCAACGCCGTTAATTGTTTGCGTAGTGGTAGAAGTAGCTGATGGATTTATTAATGTTCCTTCTGTAGGTTCTACATTCATGCCCGATGCTGAATAGGTATAGCCAGTATTAAATGAATGACTGGTCACGCTCTCCGTCAAAATTGAAGTTGATGTAGAATTGACACGCATCTCACCGCTACGAAATTGGGGCGTTATCGGAGCTGCTAGAAGGCTTTTAGGTGCTATTAAACTGCATAATGGTAATAAAGATAAAGCACTAATAATAAAACTACTAGCGCAATGATTCCTGATATTGTTAATATCATTTGTCACTCTAGTCTATTGTTATTTGACTTTGAATTGATCCAATAGCCGTGCTGTTTTCTCCGCCCGCAGTAAGTGTGATTACACCCGCTGAAGTTACCCCACCAGCCAAGCTTCCAGCCGTGCCCCCTTTAGTACTTGTTTGACTACTGAAATTGCCTACTGTGCCCACTGTTGGGGCGCTAGTTGGTACAGCATCGCCCTGAATGTAACTCTGGGAAAAACTGAACGACTCGCCTCCAGTGGCGTTCTGGGTGGCTGAAATAGTTCCTGGCGCATAAATTCCGCTGGTAATGGTTCCCGCCGATATAGTCCCAGCCGTCGTTCCATCCGTTACGTCCACCCCAGTCCCCGAAATACTGAATGTACTTGGAACCCTAGTAGCGGTTGTAGAAGCAGCGCCAACTGTTAACTGAGCTGAAGAGGTTATGGAATGCTGTATATCTGCATATGCGGGACTTGCTAGCAGAAATAAAGCCAATGAGAAAAGTCGTTTCATGACAGTTTGTCTAGGTCGTTGATCTTGGTTGTGGGCTTAACTACTTCAGCTCCATTGATTGTCAGTGGAGTCTGCACCCTAATTATTTGCTCATTAGTTGCTTGATTGTTTTTAGCAATCATTGCCTCCATGTCTTCCTTGGTGATGCCACCTCCATTCTTTTTGTCTTTTGTGTTAATTGAAAATCCAGCAAGCGCTCCTGTAAACACCGAAGCAATGAAGGTTGGGTCGAAATTCTGCTTTTCAAATCCAGGTAAAGAGACGTAGGCCAAAGTTAAAATGAATCCACTCCAGCAGACAATTCCAAGTCGCACAAAAACTCCAATCAGTGCTATTTGTTCTTCTCTGTCGGGTGTTAATTCTTGAAGCTTTCCTAAGACTCCTTTCTTTTTTTCTGGATTGTCTTTTAAGTTTTCAGTTGAAGGGTTTGCTTTTGTGTCGGGCATAGAAGTTGCTCTACAAGGTCGTAGTGATATTTTAAGTTAATTAGTCAAGTTCGTCTCCTAATTGCAATCCCATAGGTGGATCCCATAGCAAAGGCTTTTCATTTACCTTGTCGTATTCACCTATTCGTAAAATGCGAGCACAGCGTGCCATCGCAAGAACAGAGGGAGTATTTTCTGGATCTTTGCCTGCTGCTTTTGCATAAGCAAGATTTACTTTGGCCCATAATTCATACTCAGTATTTGCCCCTTCTAAAATTTTTGCGGCCATTTTGGGTCCACAACCTTTCAAGCCTGGGTATCCATCGCAAGCATCTCCAGTCAGTACTTGTGTATAAAAAGCTACGTCTGCATCCCATCTAGATATTTCTTCTAGGTCTCCTTCATTATTTATATGAAACCCAGGAATTGTTCGTAGGTCTTTATCCCTTGAATAGATAATGTCGTCAGGCATACAAGAGATGCCAACTACATCATCTCCTTCGACATTGGATAATTCGATGCAGGACCAGGTTTTACGAATCCAGTCTCTAAGTGATAAATACCCCGCTGGTTTTCGATACTTAAGTCTGTTTGATTTGTAACGGGGATAGACCGAGTAGCGATAATTTGTCCTGTCACCCAAGGCCAAGAAAAGTTCGTGGTTAGGTGCAAGCTTTTGAATGCGGTTGATTTCTGCATTGATAGCGGTTTTAGCGTCAGTGATTCGACAGTGATAAGTCCATATGTCAGGACTCCATTCGACTTCGTATTCAGCACCAGATGCACATTTATAGAGATCTGGTTCAATGTCATAGAGAAGTTTCATCGTCCGATTGCGATAAAGATCTTTGGCAATAAATTTCTTCGAGTCTGCTGACTCTTTCATTTAGTTTTGATTGATTAAGGCTGCATTCAGCAATGGCTACTAAAAGCTCTTCAATCATTTCTCTGAAGCGTTCTTCATGGATTTCCATCTGAATTTCCTCTCAGGTATTTGGATTTGATTCCTTCTTCAAGAATCTTTGCGGCAATGCTTGAGATGCTTTGCCCTTGATACTCCTCAGTTGGACTCCAAGGTGAATTACAAGTGGGACATGTTGTAGTGGATTCAAACCTTGAGAAAGCTTTTAAGACGGCGTAAGCACCTTCAGAGACTCTTACATTGATTTGACGCTTTTCAGGCATAAGCACCTCCTGTTTCTTTCTTGTCGATGACGAGAATGTTCGCCCCTGGATAAGTTTCTTTTGCTTTTTTAACTGCGAGGTCAGGTCTACTAGCTCTCACCATTCCTCTCAATGTCTGTTGATTCTTTCTTTTGATCAGGATCGTGTAATCCCATAAGTTTTTGCTCATTGTGTTGCCAGTGATAAATAAGGGTTTGGAGTTCAGCGATTCTTTGGAATGCGTAGTCACATCTTTCTTTTGTATTCATAGAGACTCGTAATCAAGGATTCGGTATAAGGCTCGGACGTAACCGTCGAACCACATTTGAAGATCTCGATCGCCCTTTTTAAAGGCTTCTTTATATGAACTGTCTGCATCAAGAATCATCGCCTTAATCGTTTCACGAGAAATAGTCAGTCCAGGTGTTTTATTCATCTGAATAGCCTCGAACTGAGCGAAGATTGGCGAGGTCCACGACTCGCTTCGCATAGTCTTTGGAGGCATTTGATTCTTGAAACAAGACGGTACAAGAGTTCTCATAGGTTTCAGTGATAAGTGCTTTCTTCCATGTAGCCCCCGTGAAGAAATAAACAGCTTGCGCTTTTCTGATTTGTTTCCAGTTCAGAATTGGATGTCCTGGTCTTCCCATTTTTGATTTAGAGATTGGGTTTTTTCGTCGAACTGAAATGAGCCTGCATAACCACTCCGTCCGAGCATTCGATTTTTGAGGCATCTTGAATGAGTGAGATTTGTTCCCCTAGCGCGACTCAAACTCCAGATCGTGTCAGCTAACTGAACTATTGAGTGCGAGCCGCGAATGTCATGTAGTTCAGGCATTCCTCCGTTCTCCATGTTTTGAGACTGAGAAGATGAACGGTTGAGATGACTAATAGCGAAGACAGTGCATTTAGTAGACGCGATAAAACTTCTAATTTTTGTGATCAAAGAATCTAAATGTCTTGTATCTTGAGCCAATCCACTGCCAATAATCGTTAAGTGATCAAGGTAGATATGTTGGCAACCAAGAGATCTGACCATATAACTCATCCTTTGCAGAATGACTCTTTCATCTAATGATCCAAAGTGATCAAAAAGTTCTAAGGAGCCTGATCCGGTTACAAACTTGTCTGCTTGAGCGATTCGTTGCAGTTCCTCATCAGTGAGTCCTGCATAATCTTGTCGAGCATGAAGCTGCATTCCTGCAGCCATCCCAACGAAACGAAAGATCGCTTCTTCTGCTGTTTCTTCTAAACCAATCCATCCCACTTTTATGCCGCGCTCCATGTCGTGAAGAGCTAATGCTCTAGCGAAGGTAGTCTTCCCAATTCCTGAGCCCGCAATGAGAACAATGAGTTGGTTGTCATAAAAAGGAGTCTTCTGATTCCAAAAACCAAAACCACATTCTGTAGCTCTACGGTTAGGTGGTTTTTTAGCTATTCCTGCATAAGCAGAAGCAGGTTTAATTCCATCGGGTCTGAGTTCTTTAGCTGCGTAAACAGCTTCTTTAACTGCGAGACTTCCTAACTCTTGAAGAGTGTCGTTGGCATCTTTGCGAGGAAAGACAACACGGCGAACTTGTCCAGGCTCAAATAATGAAACAAGTTCATTAGCAGCAGCGTTACCAGGCTCATCCATGTCTGTAGCGACATAGATAATTTTGAATCGACTAAAGAAATCAAGTTTTTTCTTGACAAAATTAGCTGCATTTTGAGCTCCGTTAGGAACAGAAATTCCTACGATTTTTCCGTGGGTTGAGTAGTAGACGCTGGGGGCATCCATTTCCCCTTCGCAGATTGCACAAGCATCATGGAATTGAGGATTTCCGAGATGTGTACCAAACCCTGCGACATTTTTGGCGTCTCCTCGCCATGAGATTTTTTTGTCATCTCTACGAAATTTCTGGGCTATGTGTTTGCCAGAGTCATCCCTGTATTGGAAACAAAGGCCATCGTCAGTTTTGAGAATGCCGTATTGATCAAATACTCTTTTTGGGATTCCTCTGTAAGAATCTGAGGTCCAAGGTTTTAGGTCTTCGAGAACTGTCATTGGCCGAATAGGTTCCGGTCTGGCAGTTTCTTCAGTGGTTTCCCCTTTCGTGAAGGTTTGACACGAGAAGCACCACGAGTGGTCCGAGTAGACCGCAAGCGCGTCACTGCTATCGCAGTTGGGACAAGAATCGTGGCGAATAAAACGGGATTCACCCATCGCCTCCACCCGAAGTAGGGCGATCAATGACCAAGCCTCTTGATTTACCTGCGTTAACTGCTAAATACTCTTCAGTTGTGAAGTGCTTATGGCACTTTTTACAGAGTCGATAACGCCTAATAGTGCCTATTTCACTTCTAGGTTGAGTCTTTACTATTGACTCTTCACTACCACAGTGAGGACAAGGGATCATAGGTCTTCCTCCCAAACGAGATTCAGAACTATGTGAGCTTCTTTTTCTTTGGTTCTAAACCATTTCATTGTTACGCAACCAATAACTTTGACGTTGTCGTCCTTCCAAAGGATTTCATTGCCAGCGTCTAATACAGCACCCAGTCGATTGTCCAAATCTCCGCGAGCTGGACCCATAAAAGTGACGTTTAAATTGGTCACGTAGTCCAGAGGTTTTTTCATCCAAAACTCAGACATGTGAGCCTTGGCTTTTTCAATCCATCGCTTATAAATCGGATCGTTGTAAGGGCGGCGTTGACCCATAAAGGATCTTGGACGCGGCTTGGAAATAGGACGTAAAGGCAGGATTATTTCCTGACTTTTAAGCATTCCCATCAGAAGGGAACCTGTTCTTTCTCACTTACTGAATAACCAGTTGGAATCACTTCAAAGACTTCTTCGTCTTTAGGGAAAGAAGAACCTCCTGAATACTCGACTAAATCAACGACTTGCATTTTTATGGGCTGCAATGTCATGCCAGCACCTGCTTTGTTACTCCAGGGATAAATACTGAAAGCAATAATGACTTTTGAGCCGTTGCCTATTTCGGTATTTGTAGGCCAAGGAGCACGCCTGCTATCCATGACTATTGGTCCTTCTGATTTGCTGCCATCTTTCTGAACAAAACAAGGCAACTTAAATTTGAGAACTAATTTTGAAGAATCTTCTTTGTCAGGTAAACAGTTAAACCAGTAAGTATTTTTCTTAGCTTGAGTTCCATGAAGTTCGTGAAACTTTTGCTCCATCATCATCGTGAATTCGATGACATTTTTATCTTGACCGTCAAGAAGCATCTCAGCGGTCCACTCGAAACCATTTTTGTCATAGTTTTCACGAGCTTCACCCAGGAGTTTGCACCAACGCACCTCCCCTAGTGGTGTTTTAATTAATTCTTTGGTCAATGGCCCTATAGATAGTGTTGGCTCAATGAATATACACTGCTCTGCGAGCTCGTAGTGGTCATGCGATACATGTCAGGAAAACAAATAGAGATTTGTACCTATTTTGCCTGGATCAAGCTCGCCAAGTGAAGGGATCTTTGGCAGGGAGATCCCAGTTGCTACTTGGACTTCATCCCTAAATCCTACTAGCCAGTTAGGGGCATATAAAGCGCCAAAGGTATCATGCAACAATTCATGAACAGCCTTTGCGTCAGTCGCATGAACAGCAAAACAATCGTGATTCGTTAGGACTTCAATCTGTTGCTCTCCGGCAGCGTAACAAAAGTTGTGTAGGAAGGTAGCATCCATTGCATGAGTGAAATTAGCTGCAATTCCTTTATTGGCCTTTGTCGCTGATAAAGGAGAATTTGTATTTTGCTCGTCAAGCTTCATTGAGATTTTTGTTCCAAATAAAAGAGTATCTATTCGTCTTCGTTTAGGTTCTCGATCTGCAATTTTCATCGGCCAGCCAGATGGAGTTGTCCATTCCAGTGGGTAATCTTTTGTCAAAACTTTTCTAGTTACTTTTTTAAGCCAGCTTTTCAATTCCAATACAGGAGTAATTCTTGACTTCATCTCTGCCCATAAATGACTTGCCAAGTATTTAGCTGGCAAAGCGACTCGAAATGAATACTGATCTAAAGGGGTATAGCCAAGATAGGTATCCAAGGCATCTACCAATGAATCGCAGAGAGACATGTAGGAGCCTCCATAAGGGGCTGCAAGGATTGGCTTCTTACAGAGACTTCGATCTATTCCTCTCTCCAGCCATAACTCTGCAACGATCCTTTCTCTCTCTTCTCCGAATTGAAGGTCATTGACCAGTCTTGCTGTTACTCCCTCCGCTACAACTGTGTATAAGTCTTGGGGGTCGGAGCCATATAAATTGCACAATCTTCCAACTGTTTTATCTCTCAACAGGGCTGCAATAATCCCGCACCCTGAAGTGGTCTGATCGAACCGAACTGGCACCCCAGTTTTACCTGTATCAAGTACCTCTTTTACCCCCTTACATGTCTGTAAATACTGCCAGGGATCCTTAGCATTCCTCCACAATTGCAAATTACCTAAAGGGTCAGAACCAACTGCTTTTATTTCTTCAATATGCTTTTCCCCCCAACGCAAACGCTTTTCCCAAGTGGTTCTATTCAGACCGTTATGACCTGCTGCAGACCTTAGTAACCAATTCAATCCTTCCTGGTCTACATGCTTCTTATTTGCAAATGAAATTATGGATTTCTCATAGTCTGGCCCTTGAGTTGTGCAGTATTTATTGCTGGTGTAGACCCTTCCTCTATGGCAAGCGTGATATGCCTGCCAGATCTTTTTACCTGCAAGTTCTTCTGCTAATTGGATAGACCTTTCGATCTTTATACGTCTTGAACGGTTCTGTTCTCTGTCACGGTGCGCTTGAGATGCTAGACGATTTCGTTGTTTAAGCTCATCTTTTCCAGGCTCATTACCTAGTCGGTCAGGAACTTGTAATGGCACTTTTCGACAAGGCCAAAGTCCATCTATTCCGTTATCCCATGTCTTTCTTAGAAGTCTCACTAGTTCTTCGCTGACTTCTAGCTCTGTTTCTTGCAAATGGTTTACGACACCAATAAATTTTTCTAAATCAGCTTGCCTGTAATGCTCGATTCCTATCGAGTCTTTGACCTCTATGTCTTGGACGGGAACCCTAATCAAACATTCTTCGTTGCCAAGTATCCCGCCTCCGTAAAGACCAGGCCATGTTTCGGGAGGGCAAATCATTGCCGTATGTGAGACGCGATAATTTCGTGGAGGACAATTTTTGATGAATTCTTCAGCCTCTTCTGAAGGCAATACAAATCGAGGTTGTGTTCTTCCAACCCTCTGCCTCACGACTTTTACTAAACCTGCAGCTTGAATATGGTCTAAAAGGAATTGACCGATTTGTAGCCTCGAAAGATTATTGAATTCAGGGACAGGACATCCGAGTTCTCTCATTATTTCTCTACTGCTGATCTTGTTTCTACTTAGTCCTTGTCTCATTAAACGCCTTAATTCCAATGGACTTTTATTTTCTAGCCTCATTAATCTGCATTCCTTTTCAATAGCACTTCCAATGTTTTGACAGAAGGTGGCAAGCCTTTGTTTTCGGCTTAATTGGTCAATGGTTCCAATGAGTGCAATAGCTGCAATCTGGTGAACACTTTTAAAAGGATCGAAAAAAGGTATCGCTGCTCCATGTGTTCTTGCTGCTGAAGGATCCTTTAAATGATTTACAAAAGCTTTCTCTATGGATCTTGCAACTTCATCAACACAGGTTTCATATAACTTCTGCCCATAATTCAAGGCACTCTCTCTTCCTAACGATTTGATTCTTCTTTCATTGGTTTCATGTGAACTTTTTGCACGATACTCAGCAGTTCTTTGGCGTTGACTTTGCTCGCGAATGAGGTGCAAGGCATCTTTTTACTGTTCGGATGAAACCTATTCGCTAAGGGGCCGTATGTCCAGCCTTTATTTGCCTGAGAAGCTAGTGAACGATTGATTTACACCCTCGTAGAGACCTAAAAGATGAATTATGAGTTCGGCTGAACCTAGTACTGGACTGGGTTCTTTGACTTAGCTCTCTTAGGAAGATTCTAAGCCTTTACAAATACATTGATCAGGTGAATAGTCCGAATAATTGTTGTAATGCAATGGGGGTCGCGAGGATCGAACTCGCCTTAACTCCATTATGAGTGGAGCGCATTCACCAGATTGCTAGACCCCCTTAAGCCGCCTCTCTTAGCTTCGTCAAAGCATCAAATGCCTTTGCGTGCTGGTCGTGTGGCATGTGAACGTACCTCTGACACATCTGTTCAGAAGAATGTCCAAGCCAAGCAGCTATCTCCAAACTAGAGCATCCTCGCCTTCCTAACCGCGTCGCGCATGTGTGTCTTGTTGCTTTGATAATAAATGTTTTATGAATCCCGCATCTCTCTAGAGATTTTTTTACCTGGAAATACAATTCATTTTTGTCAATTTTCCAAACTTTTATTGAGTTAAGTTTAGGAACCTGTAGCTTGGCTATGTCAAACGCAAGAGGAGTTAAAGGAAGAACTCTATTTGCAGTTTTATTGTCATGTGCTCTTTTGAAAAATGTTACTGTTTTGTTTTTAAAATCATAATCCTCTCTGGTCTGTCTTCTCATCTCTATGGGACGGCATCCCATCTCAATTAAAAAGACAAAAAACCTTGCTATATCAGACCTTCCACGCCTTATTAAGTCTTCGCATACTGCGTCTATTTCTGGATCCTCCCATACTATGTTCTTGTGATTATCAAGAGTTAAATTGCGAGGCATCTCTGGCAAGTGTTCAACATCTCCGAAAAGAACTGCCATTTGACGCATAGTTTTTAACGTGCTTATTTTCGCGTTAATTGTTGCATTGGAATTTCCCAATACCTCTGAACAATATTCTCTAAACTTCATTACTTCTTTTGCATTTGCCTCGACAATTGGCATTCCAGGGCCAAGAAATTCAATCAATCCTGTTGCCCTTTGAATAGTTGTATGGGCAGCCTGTTGGCTTTTCCATTGGGTTGAAACTGCTTTGTTGAAGGCTTGTTTAAGTGTGTAATTTGAGGGTTTGGTCATGGTCGTGGTCGTGGTCAGCGGGATTTTTAGATATTGTCGATAGTCCTCATTAGTGCATGTCCTTTTTTTGTCAGTCTGACTCTGTACCTGCGGCCTTCCTTAGGGTCAATAAAGACCTCAACAAGGCCTAAGCACTTTTTTCTGTGTCTGACATTTTCTCCTAATGAATTGACTATGCGACTAGCAGAAGCATTTGAAATTTTGAATTCATCTTCGATCTCTCTATAAGTGCAGGAGTCTTTTTTTCCTACAAAGAGTAAGACTTGCGCGTGATGAATCGGTATAACGCAGGGATCCAAAGCTCCCAGAATTTCAAGCAAAGCCTCGGCTTGATTTTTATCCATGAAAGGATCGGACTCCTAAAGCCCCGTGAAGGGATGCGACTGACATCATAGGTAATTCGTATGTAGATCCGTGAGCTGAGGTTACTCCGGCACAGGTGAGCGGCCAAGTGGCCTTCTCGCCCCTGTAATGGAATGACAAATGAAGCAATAAGGTTGCACACCTTCCTTAGTTAGAATCGCATGGTGGTAGGTATTGCCTAGCATACACATCCTCAGTACTCCTTGTATCTGCAAATGTCCACAAAAAAGGGGACTGTTACGTCCCCGTGTATCAAATGAGACCAGCTTCTCGAAGGAGATGCTTTCCTCCTTTGGACAGTGTCACCTTGTAAAAAGGAGCGCCCACAAGAGAAAGTCTTTTTTTATCTCGATTAAGCAAATGCAAATGAGGTTCAATGAGTTCTTCTTTTTTTGAATCCCATCTAGGTGTCATTGCTAGTACTGCTCGCGAGATTTGAGCTTTCGGTGCTCCGGTCAATTCACTTAGTTCTCTAAATGTCTTAGGAGCTTGCGCTACGTATAAAAGACATTCAATCCCTAAGGCAGAGACCTGACCTCCTTTGCTGTTTGCTCTCAAGTAAGAAAGCAAACGCGCAAGACTTGATAGATTTTTCATCTCAAGACTCGAGGCAGCTTTTCTATTGATTTTTTTAACTCTTCCCTTGCCTCTCTATTAATTTCGGCAACCCCTTTTACATAAGCCTCAACATCAGCTTGAGTTCTGAGTTTTTTTGAACGCAATTGTTTGTGCTTTGTGTAAAACTTTGTGTAAAAAGTTGATTCCCTTGATTTAGAGAATTTTTTCAAAAGGAAATAAGAGGCCCCCATAAGGAGCCCTAAATAAAGGAGTAAAGAAAGAATGGTATTCATTTACTTTTTACCCCCTTCGGTTGACCTTCCTTAAGAATTTTAAGGATTTTCTCAAGAGTGACAGCAATGCGATGAATGTCGCGCTCTGTTTCGGTGTTGTATTGACGGGTCATTTTTCCTCTGCAAGTTTGGTCAACGCATCTCCTGCAGGCTGATTTGTAAGGATTACTACTGCTGCAGCGATAGCAGCCATAGTTGCTGGTTGATCCTCACTTATTAACAGGCTTACGCCATTTTCAGCGTGAAAACCTTCAACCCCATCTTCAAAACAGTGAAGAATGGAATTGAAATCATGAGGACGTGTCGCAATAGCAAAGCCAACAGCATTGTCTTTTTTGCGACTGCAGATTATTGGGTGATAAGGCTCAGGGTCTATCTCTGCCCAATCAAAAATAGCCATTACATGTTCAGCGAACATTAGAGCGTTGGGGCCAAGTTGTGAAGAATCAGATTCCATCATTATTCAGCTCCGAGAGAAAAGGACTTAAGCAATGCCAAGTTCTCCTTTAACCATTTAAAACCTTTTTTTATATCTTTGCTAAGGGCCATAGTCTCATTGACATGACGCTCGCAGCGATATAAAAAATCTTGTTTGTATTGGTCAGCAGAAATGAGTTTTGCCGCCTTGGTATTAGCTGCCAGTTCTTCCTTGAGAAGCCTGACCTCTGTCTTGGTTTCCATAAGCGCCGCGAATAAATCCGCACGCTTTGAAGTTGGTTTTAATTCCATTGGGAAATTGTGTGGTCGTGGTTTGATGTCTTAAGAAGACATCAGGGAGCCCCGAAGGGCTCCGTGATGGCATCAATCAACGAATTAGAACTGGCATCAATAGATATTCCAGTTCTAAATTTTCTAACCGTTTAACATTGCAAGTCGCTGTAAATACAACCGGAGTAGAGCAAGTATTAAAGGCCATTTTTATTGGTCCTTTTGAACATTTTTCTACTGATTTGCAGAATTCTCCAATGTATTTAGGGTTAAAAGCTATTGGTTTGCCAGGGTTATTAGTGAAAGAATCTGGTATCAAACTAACAATGTCAGGGTAAGTCCCTTTAAAATCAATTGATTGAAATTTTCTTTCTAGTAACTCGTTAGAGTTACCTTTACCCCCGATAAAATCCAATGATTTATCAAGATTGATAATGACATCTTTGGCAAGTCTCACTTGCTTTTTTAATAGCCTTGCGTCTATCTTCAAACCTTCCGAGCTATTGACCTTGTAAAAGTCATTAGCTGGTTTGAAATTTGAAGGAATAACAAACCTAAAAAGCCTATGCCCATCAGTTGACTGAATTTCAATACCTTTGCTTGACTTAGTTACATAGACACAGTTAAGCAAAAGCTTTGCAGCGTCAGTACTGGCGAATTGGGCCGCAAGATGAAGGATTGAAGCAGGCAAGCAGGCATTAATACCTGAGAGTTTCCCTGAGGCTTGGTAAATTGCCTCGGGTTTAGATGTGGTAGTCAAATTAAATACCTTGGTCGTGGTTAGGATGCCTCTATTAAGAGAACATCAGGGAGCCCCGAAGAGCTCCGTGATGTCATCTATTCAAAGACTGCATAGCCTTGATCTGGTATAAATTCAGCGGACCAACTATTGCAGTGAAACTCGCCATTCCAAACGCTTTCCCAGTCGATATAAGACCATAAAGGCCCTTTCTCTTCTTCACGGGTCATGCTTTCATACCATTCCTCTGCAAAGTCAGCGGCTTTATCCCAAATACCGTGATATTTGTCTCGAAATTGTTCTTCAGTTGGCGGTTCTTTCTCTGACCAATGATGCTCACAAAAATATTTATAAGCCATTAAGTCAGAGTCACTAAAACCTTTTGCTGTTTGGACATAATCAACTAAATCTTGAAGATTTGGCCATTCAGTACCAACTAAACAACTACCAGACAAACCCTCGTAGTCATGCATTGCCCATTCTTCAGCGCCTAAGGCTGGAGAATGTTCGATGATGTGGTCTATGCATTCTTCAATGTCCTCGACACTTTCGCATAGTTCTAGGTTCACCCAGGAGCCATGCAAGATGCCTTCGTTATATGCACTAAGACAGGCAAAGTAAGCGTTAAACCTTTCACCGTGTCCTAATGCTGCTGGTCTAGCTTTTACAGTAGACATAGTTAATCCTTTGGTCGTGGTTAATGCTGAGAAGAACCCAGCAGGGAACCCCTAAGGGCTCCGTGATGGGATCAATACAAACGAAAATTAATTAATTCGGGGACTGCGTCTAATACTTCATCCTCAGTTGTGTAAACCAAATCTTCAAAGCAGTAGAAACAATCCTCAAACCTGTCCCCGTAGGGATCGACAAGGAAAAAACATTCCTCGCCCTCTTCGTTCTTGGTTTCTTCAATCGTGAAACCTGTTGCGACTTCTAAGAAATACGCATACTTCTTTCTTCTCTCTTCTTTACTTAGAGGCATTAGCTGCTTGAAGTAATGCCAGAAAAGAGCTCGCAAACGCTCATAAGTAAGCATTGGTTTTTGTTTGGTCGTGGTGTGTGCTGGTGAACCCAGCAGGGAGACCCGAAGGCCTCCGTGATGGAATCAAACCATTGAAGGAGCTTTCTTTAGCCCGTGTTTTCGCGCTAATTCAGCTATTGAAGGAACTTTCTTTAGGCCTTCGTTGTATTCGATGATTGGCTCTTGGTCCTCTTCATCCATCTCAAGACAGTTGATTGCATCCTGTGCAAACTGTTCAAGACTTTCTTCTCTATCAACGTGAATCTCTAGGTCACTTAACAGCCCTTCTGGGTCGTCTTTGTAAGCCTCGAAGATTATCCTCAATAGGAATGATGAAGGAACTCGTTTGACTGTCATGTGCTTGATAGTGTGGTCGTGGTTAGCTCAGGTTTAACCTGAACTGCTCCCATTCTACTGGATAATTACGCCCCTGTATCATTCTTATTGAAATTCCTTACACTTGGCGGCTCCCTCACTCTCTTTACACTTAAGGAAAGACAATCAAATAAATACCTGTAAATCAACCTAGCCGAATAAGTTATTCGGAATAAAGCCAGTTATAGCCTACCCCTGGACCCTTTTGATTCCTTTTTTTCTCAGTTTCTTCTATATATTTATTTTTTGAAGGGGTACGGGGGGACCGCCCTTCCTCAACGTAATAATTACCTACTTAATCGCGAGACCAAAAATGGGATATAAGAAAAGGAAGGAGAAATATATCGAGGTAACGGAAAAAAGATGTGGGGAGATGTGTGGAATGTTGTTAAAACCCCTGCCGTCTGTTTTTAATGTTTTTCAGAAAGAATGTCAATGTTCAAGGTTAACAAAAGGAAACAAAAGGTGTTAGGGAACGAGGAGAATACTGAGGGGGTGTAGTGTAAAAGTTCCACGACCAGAGGAAAGGGTATGGGTAAGGAGACTTATGAGATGAAGGAAATGAAGGAGAAGGTAGGAAAGAGGAGGGATCCGAGTGGAGGGAAGTTAGCGAGAGATTTTACGAAGGAAGAGAGGGTGAGATATGGGGAGCAGATGAGGATGTATAGGAGTCGATATGGATTAACGGATGGATTCAGGTTAGATAAGAAGGGGTTTGATGAGTATTTGAAGAAAAGGAGAGAGATGGATGAGAAAGGTAGGGGATGTAGATAAAATGAAGGGAGCCCTGAAGCTTGCTGCTTGGTCGTGGTCGGCGGGGTTAGATGGAACCTCCTTCGGGAGGTTTTGTCGCTATTTTTTGAAGATACGTCAGAATGAAGAAAGTTTTGGTGGGGACCAATGCCTTATTTAACAAACAATCAAAGGATGGATTTAGGACTGGAGGGCGCATGTTGCGTTAAACCAGAGACATTGGAGAAAGCAGATACAACGAATGTGTATGTAGACGAAGAAGTACAGCAAAAAATAGGAGGGCAGGCTGTTAGGCCAGTAATTGAGATAGCAGATCCAAAGAAAGAAGAGGTAGAGACTGAAGAGTGAAGCAGATTTGGGAACCATTACCTCCACAACTGAGGGATAGCTTTCCAAATTTCACTTGTTATTTGTTGCGAGAGTTGGGGCTTGCAGATGCTCCAACTAAGCAGCAAATATCAGTGTGCAAATGGATGCAAGAAGGACCTGATAGGAGTCTGACTGTTGCATTCAGGGGATTAGGGAAGTCAATTCTTGCGTCTTTTTATGCTTTATGGAGATTAAGAGTAGATCCAGATGAAAAGATTCTGATTGTCTCTGCTACAGCAGTTAAATCAACAGATTTCTCTTCATTTATGTTGAGATGTATAGGAGAGATAGATATATTGCAGTGTTTAATGCCAGGAACAGATAATAGATTTTCTAATGTAGCTTTTGATGTTGGTCCTGCACAAATAGAACAAAGTCCTAGTGTTAGATCAATGGGAATTATGGGTCAAACTACAGGTCAGCGCTGTACTTGTGCAATATTAGATGATGTAGAAACTTTGGCAAATGTTATTACTCAACTTAAACAAGAAAGAGTTGCTCATGCTGTAGAAGAAATTCAATCAATCATTAAACCTGAGGAGGGACAAACACTTCCGAGGAAGATTTTGTACCTGGGTACGCCTCATGTTGAGACCAGTATTTACCTTCGTCTTGTTAGGGAAAGGAATTACTCCGCAAGATATTGGCCTGCGCTTTACCCCGACGAGCTTGATTGCTACGAGGGCAACCTCGATCCGACGATCGAACAAGAGGTCATCTCGAACAGCAGCCTCGTAAAAGAGCCTACGGATCCAGAAAGGTTTAGTCATGAGGACATTCTCCAAAGACAATCTTCAATGACGAAAGCCAGTTTTGAACTTCAGTTCATGCTGAATACAAGACTGGCAACTTTGGATAAATTTCCAATTCGTCTTGGTGATCTGATGGTTGTTGATTTAGATGGAACAGCTCTCCCAGAAACTTGTGTTTGGTCTAATCAACCTGACGTGAGATTGCAAGAGTTGGTATGTGTAGGACTTGGTGCAGATCGTTATTATCATCGTCCTATTTTTCAAAATGGTTGGGTTCCTAAGACAGAAACATGGAGATGTGTCTTAGCTATTGACCCTGCAGGCCGTGGAGCAGATGAACTGGCCTGGGCTGTTGTTGCAGAGTTGAATGGAAACCTATTTTTACTTGAATCAGGGGGGTCAACTCTTGGTTATGCAGATGAAGTTCTGCAGTTTCTCGCTAAAACAGCAAAGAAATGGGATGTGAACTATGTCGTTGCTGAATCAAATATGGGTGACGGGATGTTTAGTGCTTTACTTAAGCCTCATCTGATACGGGAACACCCCGTCACTATTGAAGAAGTTAGACATAACACGAGAAAAGAGCAACGATTATGCGACACACTTGGTCCTTTGATTCAACAGCATCGTCTAATTATTAATAGCCGCGTCATTAAACAAGATTATCGACTGACTGATGAAGATCCTGAACATGGATATTCAAGGTCTTTATTTTTTCAAGCGTCAAGACTGACAGCAGAGAAAGGATGTCTCAGTCATGATGACCGTTTGGATGCTTTGGCAATTGCTTGTGGTTATTTTGTTGAAGCTGCAGCACAAGATCAACAAAAAGCAACCCGATCTCGTGCTGACCAATTATTCCAAGATGAATTAGAGGCCTGGAGAGATGAAACGATCGGGTCTATTGATGCCTTAGCAATGGGTTGGACTAAATCGAAACCTAATGGGAAGGCTTACGGGGGAGTTCAGAGGTTGCACGTGGGTTCCTAAAAGGGACCACTTTTTCTTCCATGCTGGAGAAATCCAACTTTTTCGCAAGCTTGCTTAATGAGCTGTTGCCTGTTGCTACAGCAGTCACATTGTTCTGCTTAAGTAACATTAATGCCTCAGCACGAGCCTTGCGGTCACCGTTTCTTAGGTCATCTAAAACTTGATCAATGACTTCAGCGTGCATCTCTGCAAGCTTAGAATTTAGATCTTCCATGTCTGCATGGTCGTAGAATAACTACCCCACTTTGGCTTATTAGCGCGATAATCGGTAGGCTTGTAAGGTCTACATCCCCGAAGAGTGGTTTATTTTCCCTCTATAGATGAGAGATTTGTTTCTGCTTTGGCAGAACAATTTCCTGATAAATCTCCTGATTTAACCCAGGAGGAGAAGGAAGTTTGGTTTAAAGCTGGTCAAGCTTCAGTGGTGCGCTGGCTTCGTATTAAGTACGAAGAACAGCAAGATGATGTTTTGTCTTTGGAGGTTCCCTGATGTGTTTTGGCGGAGGCGGAGGTCGAGCAACTATTACTCAACCTGATTACAACGCCTATAACCAACAATTTCAGTTACAAAAAGATGCAATTAATCGGACGTTGGATAACAACACCCGAAGCATTCAGGCTGAATTAAATACTGCTTTGAGGTCTAAGAAATCAGTTCTTGAAGAATTGACTACTTCTCAAAGAAGTTTGGCAGAGAACACCAATGCACAAGCAATGCGATTAGCTCAGGTGATAGGGCCTCCTCCTCCTGAGAAACATGCTGATGCTCCTGTTATTGGAGCTAAGGCTCGTGGCTTGGTAGGCAAAAAAGGTAAGTCTGCTTTGCGAATAGGTAGAGGCTCTTCTACCAAGTCCGGCGCTGGTGCTGGAGCCAATTTGAACATTTATTCCACTTAGGAGGTTTGCATCATGTGTTTTGGTGGTGGTCCCAAAATGCCCAACATTGTTTATCAAGGTCCAAGTGATGAGGACATTGCTAAAAATGAACAGGCTTTAGCTGAATACCAAACTCGCGTACAAGAGCAGCAGGCAACTTTTACGTCTCAATTGCAAGAACAAATTGACGCGGCGAATGCAGAGACAGCTTCTTTACAAGAACGATTAGATGCAACTGCAGCTTCTGCAGCCGCGGCTTCTGCGGCACAGCAAACAGGTGCTTATGTAGCTTCTTCTCAAGTTAGTGAAGACGTGACAGGGGCTCAGACCACTGCTGCAATTACTAAAAAGAAAAAACCTTCTTCAAATTTAAAAATAGCTAAAGCTGGACTGCCTTCCGCCGCAGGCGCTGGGCTCAATATTGGAGTTTAATTATGTGTGCTGGACCTGGTAAACCTATCGCTGATTTTGTTAATCGGACAGTTGAAAATGTTTCTGGAGTAACGGCCAAGAGACAGGCAATTAAACAACAAGAAGAAGCAAATGCAGAAGCTGGTAGGAAACAAGCTGAATTAGATCGTTTAGCAAGAGAAAGAGAGGCTGTTGCAGCTCAACAACAGTCTCAATTAATGGCTTATGAAAATAGCTTGAAACAACAGCAAGCTGCACAACAGGCGCAAGTCGAAGAATTAAAAGCAGAGAATGCTCAACGTATTGGAGAGACTCGTGCAAGAGGTACAGCGGTAGTTAATAGTTTGAGAATTCTTGCTCAAGATCCAAGAAGAGCCCCATCAGCACAAACGTCTAAAAAATCACAGACAAAAGGAAGACCTAGAGCAACAACTGCCTCCTTAAAACTAGGAACTGGTCAGACAGGTTCTGGTTCTGGTACAAATTATTCCGTTTAAAATCATGGCTACTTATTCATCAGCTACAGGGACAGCAGAACAGCGTTATAGGCAAGGAGAAGGAGATCGGAATTATTTTCTTGAACGTGCTCGAACTTCTTCTCGTTTAACACTTCCTTATTTGGTTCCTGCTAGCAATGACACGCGGCCAAATAATAAAGATACTTATCCCGTTCCTTGGAATGGCATCGGAGCTAGAGGTTGTTTAAACTTAGCGAGCCGAATGTTATTGGCGTTACTTCCCCCAACGCAGCAATTCTTTCGGTTCTCCCTCGACGATACCGAGCTGATTAAGCAAGGGGTATCGCCGGAGGAGAAGTCGAAATTTGAAGAAGCTCTTAGCAAGATTGAAAGAGTAGTTCTTCGTGAGATTGAAGCTAGTAATGATCGTGTTGTATTTCACGAGGCTTTGCTTCATCTCATTGTTACAGGGAATGCATTGCTTTATGTCTCGTCAGAAGGTTTACGTGTTTATCACTTAAATCGTTTTGTATGTTTTCGAGATCCGATGGGCAACCCGACTGAGGTTGTTGTATGTGAAGAACTTCCTTATTACTCTTTGCCTGACAAGATTAAAGACTTACTTGAAGAGGAACAAGAAGAAGAATTAAAGGGAGCTTTTGATCCTCAAGAAGTTTTAGAAAGAAAAGAAGAAGAAAAAACCTGCAAAATCTATACGCGAATTGAATGGAAAAATGATCAAGTTTATTGGCATCAGGAAGTTAAAGGAAAAATAGTTCCTGGTACTGAAGGACGTTCTCCTAAAGATGTAAGTCCTTGGTTGCCTTTAAGGATGATTCGCACTGACGGACAACCTTATGGAATTGGGTATGTTGAATCTGCGGCAATTGCTGATCTTCAAACTGTTGAAGCTTTATGCCAGGCAGTAGCAGAGGGTTCACTTGCTAGCAGTAAGTGTGTTTTTCTGGTCAAGCCAAATGGTGTTACGAAAGCAGCAGATTTAGCGAAGTGCCCAAATGGAGCATTTGTTACAGGAGATCCTAATGACGTATTGGCTTTGCAAGTTCAAAAAAGCCAAGATCTCTCTGTTGCAATGCAGGGCAAACAGCAAATAGAAACAAGGCTTGCACAGGCTTTCATGCTTGCTGATGTAAGAGATTCGGAAAGGACGACTGCTGAAGAAGTGAGATTGCAGGCTTTGCAGATTGAAAATTCGTTGGGTTCGATTTATTCCATATTGACGAGTGAATTTCAAGTACCTTATGTCGCACGCAAATTAGACATTCTTGTTAGAGAAAACAAAGTACCGAAATTACCAAAAGAATTAGTCAAGCCAGTCATGACGGTTGGCTTGGCTGCTGTTGGGAGAGGTAATGATCTTGAACAATTGGTTCGGTTCATTACCACTCTTGGTCAGACAATTGGCCCTGAAGGTATGGCTACTTATTTGAAACCAAGTGAGTTGATTACAAGACTCGCTTATTCAATGGGTATCGACACTATTGGGTTAATTAAGTCTGCAGAGGAGTTGCAGGCGGAAGCGTTAGCAGCTCAACAAGCAGCCCAACAACAGGCAGTTTTGGAATCAAAGCTGGCTGATCCACAAAACATTGCCAATGCAGCTCAAACTACTCAAGAGATGCAGATGGCTGAACAACAACCAACTGAAGAACAACCATGACCACAGCTCCACAAGCACCAGACACTTCACCTCAAATTGCTATTCCTGAAGGACAGGAAGGAATGGCAGGCCCAGGTCAAGAGGACTTACTTGAAGAATTCCGTAAAGAGCAAGAAGAAGCTCAACGAGAATTAGAGGTTCCTGAAAAATTTAGGAATGCTTCAAAAGAAGATCTGATCAAGGCTTATCAAGAGCTTGAGAAGATGAAGTCTAAACAGCCAGAGGAATCTAAAGCTCCTGAAACCAAAGAAGCTAAAGAGTCAGAGGTCACTGGTTACACCGCAGAACAAGCTGCAGAAGTTTATGGAAAGGAAGCTGTAGAAGCTTTAGCAGAGAAGGGTTTAAACCTTGCTGACGTGATGTTTAAGGCTGATCAAGGTGAAGACATCAGTGAGCATTTTGACACCCTTGCAGAGACATTTAAAGTCCCTAGGCAAGTCGTAGAGAATTATGTTTCTAAATCTCAAGGAGCGCCTGCTGAAAAAACTTCTGAGCTTACTGAAGCAGATGGAGCTGAATTAAAAGCTGAAATTGGTGGAGAGGATGCTTTCAATCAATTGGCAGATTGGGCAAGAAAAACTTTAGATCCAGAAGTTATAAAAGAATTTGATGCTGCTGTAGAGAGTAATAACAAAGAGACAATTCGATGGGCTTTAAGAGCTTTAAGAGCAGAAAGGAATTCTCCTGACACTGTTGTAGAGCCAAAGCTCTACGGGGGTGGTGATGCTCCGGCGGAAAGCAAATTTGAAAGTCAGCAGCAAGTATTAGATGCGATGAATAAGAGGAATGAAAGAGGTCAACGTATTTACGATATTGATCCTGCTTATCAAGAAAAGGTAAAAGAAATGCTTTATAGAAGTGAAGTTTTTAACCCACAACGCTAATATTTAGCGCAGAACACCCCAACAGCAGCAGGCCCATCAAGGTGGATAACCTGTATGAGGAAGGAAAAGTGCTTCTAATTAAAACTTTTACTTACTGATTCATGGCTGTAACACTAAGCCGTATCGGTCAAATTAAGGGCTCTGCTGCTACTTGGGGAGCAGGCGCTACTGGTTTAGATACCGATAGGGCGATGATGCTGAAACTCGGCAGTGCCGAAGTTTTGGATGCCTTTATGACCGCAACGGTTTTTAAAGGAAAAACTCGCGAAAGAAACATTCGTGGTGGCAAGAGTGTCGCCTTCCCAATCACGGGAAAAATGGTTGCTACTTATCATCAACCAGGCACTGAAATTACCGGAAATGGTAATGATCCATCCGACATAAATGAGCGGGTAATTAGTCTTGACGCATTGATGGTTGCTGATGCAGCGATTCTTGAAGTTGATGAGCTTATGTCATATTTTGATGTAAGACAAATCTATACAAAAGAATTAGGCAGAGCCCTTGCAGTAGAATATGATAAGCGTGTTGCAAGAATGATTTTTGCAGCCGCAAGTAATTCAACTGAGCCATTAGACAAGTCTTCTAATAGTGGTAGAACAGGCCAAGGAATTACACTTGGTACTGACTACACAGCAGGCGGTGCAACCCGTCAAGCAAAAGGCGATGCTCTTGTTAATGCTATCTTCGATGCCCGTGTAGGTTTTGAAGGAAAAGATGTAAGTATCGACGACATGTACGCCGTCTTTACTCCAGAAGATTATTATCTTATTACTCAATCAAGTCGTGCAATTAATGCTGACTTTGGTGGAGCTGGAAACATCGCTGATGGCCGTACTCTAAAAGTAGCTGGCATCCCAATCTTTAGTTCTAATCATGTTAACCAAGCTGCTTACACACTTGTAGCTGGTGATCACAATTCAGATTATGCTCAAGATTTAAGCAAGACCAAAGGCTTAATTTTCAATAAAGAAGCAGTTGGAGTAGTTTCATTGCTTGCTCCTTCCCTTCAAATGACAGGCGAAGAGTTCAGAGTGGTTCACCAGTCTGACCTTTTGGTTGCACGTCAAGCTCTCGGAATGGGAGTTCTTCGTGCAGAATCTGCTTGTAAGGTTGTTATTCCTTAGATAAAGTAGGTCTGCATAATAAATTGAGGTCAGTTTACTGGCCTCTTTTTTTGTGTCTAATACAATAAGAACTACATCCCTGTAGTGATCAAATGGGCATAGCAAATCAAACAGTGACGCCAGGGAGAACTTCTCTTCTTGATGCAGTGAATATTCTCCTAGAGAACATAGGGGAACAACCAGTCAATACGCTGGAAAATCAGCAGATTCAGGACGCTCGTTTCGCGGAAAGAGTTCTTCTTGAATTTCACAAGGAAGGCCAGGTAAAGGGTTGGAGCTGGAATTCTGAACATTGCTATCCCTTCTCAAAAGATTCTTCAACAGGAGAAGTTTCTATTCCTTCAAATGTTGTTCAGTTTGCACTTGATCCTTATGTCTACGCAAATAGGTATGTATTGAGAGGTCAAAGACTTTATGACACAACCAATCGGACTTATGTAATGGAGTCAACAGTGACAAAGATTGAGGCTGATGTTATTTGGTTGATGCCCTGGGACGAAACACCTGAAGCGTATAACCGTTGGACAACAATTCGTTCTGCCCGTGTTTTTTCAGCAAGAGTTTTAGGTACTGACGCTTCGTTTAGATATACGGCTGCTGACGAAAGAGATGCTCAAACAGTTTTGGAGCGTATGGAACAACAGCAAGAACAACCAAATATTTTGACAGGAGGAAGGAACTACTTACCTTTCCCTACTTATGCCCCTCCTTCTGGTTTAACTACTCGTCGTCTTAGTTCTGGTATTCGCATCTAATGGCTCTTCGTTCTTATTCAATCCCAAATCTTAGTCAGGGAGTTAGCCAACAACCTGATGCTCAAAGAGATCCTAGTCAAGGAGAAATCCAAGTTAATGGCATGTCTTCAATTATGGAAGGCTTAAGGAAAAGGGATTCCAGTTATACATTGGCTGAAGTTTCAGCTACCTCTTTTGGCGATTGTTTTATTCATAGTATTCTTAGGGATAATGTCGAAGAATATTTAGCAGTAATTACAAGTTCAAGTATTAAAGTTTATGATTTAGAAGGTACAGCAAAAACAGTTACTCCTGCGACTAATGCTTATAACTATTTGAGTACGATAAGTGATGCGAAGCAAGACATAAGAGCTGTAACAATTGCTGATTATACGTTTATATCAAATACTAAAAAGATTCCTGCAATGAACACAGCCACAGCACCGACAAGTGCGCGGCCTAGTGCTCATGAAGCTTTGGTTTGGGTTAAAGCAGCATCTTATGGTCAAACTTATAAATTAACTGTTAATGGTTATACAGCATCAATCCAGACTGCAGTTGCACCAGTTGTCAGTGATGGATCTTCTGTAACAGAAAATAGAATAAGTTCTGAAGATATTGCACAAAGTTTAAAGACAACTTTAGAGGCTACTGCTTTATCTGGAGTAACAATTACCAGAAGTGGATCTGTACTTTGGCTCCAATCTTCTAGTGCAATTACACTTGCTGCTACAGACGCGAGAGCCAATGCAGATATAACTGCGATCCTTAATGAAGTTCAAACCTTTACTGAATTACCGACTATTGCTCCGAATGGTTATCAAGTAGGAATTAGTGGAGATCCTGGCAATAATTTTGATGGTTACTATGTTGAATTTAAACCTAAGAGTGGAACATTTGGAGAAGGTTTATGGGTTGAAACTGTTAGTCCAGGCGTTGAATATGAAATAGACAAAGATACGATGCCGCATTTACTAGTCAGATTGCCTGACGGTAATTTTTGGTTCGGTCCTGCTGATGGAAGTACTCAAGGAAGTTCTCCTAATACTGTCGTAATCCCTACATGGGGTCAGAGAACTACAGGTGATTACACAACAGCCCCTAATCCAAGTTTTATTGGACATGCAATAAATGACATCACGATATATAAGAACAGACTTGTTCTTCTTGCCGATGAAAATGTCATTCTTAGCAGGGTCCGAGAGTTCTTTAATTTCTGGCCTGAGACGGTTACAACGATTCTCGATACAGACCCTATAGATGTTGTTGCATCTAATAACAGGGTTTCAGTTCTTCGTTATGCGGTTCCTTATCAAGATGAATTAATTCTATTTTCTTCTCAATATCAATTTAGATTTAATGCTGCAGAAACAGTTTTAACTCCAGCCACTGCCCAGATAACAGTCTTAACTCAGTTTGAAACTGATGTAAATGTAAGGCCTCAGTTAGCAGGGGGAGGGATTATCTTTGCTCAAAATAATGGTGACTGGGCGCAATTCCGTGAGTTTAGTGTTAGAGGAGCTGGCACTGCTTTAACCGCAGATGCACAGGATCTAACAGGTTATGTCTCTGCTTATGTACCCAGTGACATTTTTAAATTAACGATCAACGATACAAGTAATGCTGTTTTCTGTATTAGTTCAAAAACGGGACATAAAAATCGAATTTACCTTTACAAATACTTTTTTAGGAATACAGGCCAAGGAGTAGAGAGGGCTCAATCCAGTTGGAGTCATTGGGAATTTAGTGGGGCCGATGAAATCCTTCAGGTCTTATGCATTAGGGAAACTCTTTATTGCTTAATGAGGTATGGAACGAAGGTGTATTTAGAGGCTGTCCCTGTTATGGATCGCCTTAGCGAGCCTGTTGCAGGAGCCCCCTATCCTTTCCTGTTGGATCGTCGCATCTCTACTACTACTGAAACTCCTAGTGGGGTGAGAGTTTCAGCAGGTACGTATGACGCAACTACACAGAAAACGACATGGACACTTCCCTACACAATTGCATCCAAGACGGAAGCATGGAGTGCTTTTGATACAACGGCGAACGGAGGTGTTTTACTTGGGTCGGCAACGAGTGGGAACCAAATTATTGCTGATGGTGATTGGTCTAGTTCTCCGATTTACTTTGGCGAGTCTTATAACTTCAGATACCGTTTTACTCGTTTTAAATTATATAAAGAAATAGGAGGAGGAAAGGCTGCAGGAAATGTAGAGAGGACACAAGTAAGACATGCAAAGCTAAGGTACCATGAAACATTTTTCTTTGAAATTCATGTATTCCCAGAAGGAAGAGACACAGGTATTTATAAGTTTGAGAGTGAAATCTTAGGTTCTAGGAATTCACTTATTGGTTCTGCTTTGCCTACTGGATGGGATTCAGATAACGAAAGATTTCAGGAAGGTGTCTTTACTATTCCAATAATGAGTCGTGGTGAACGATGCATGGTTGAGATACATAACGACACTCCTCACCCTTGTAAGTTTTCAACTTGCGAATGGGTTGCTTTACTAACAGGAAAAGCGAACGCATTAAGATGAAATGGATTAAAGCTACCTCTAGTATTGCTTCCGAGGTCGGAGAGAATTTAAGACGCCAGGACGTAAATGAAGTATTAATGAGTCATGGAATGACAGGCCATCAAGCAGTTATGGAAAGCTTTAAGCAGAGTTCAATTTGTCAGGCAATAGAGGGTGACGATGGTGACCCTGTTGGTCTTACGGGGGTAGTGGACAATAGAATATGGCTTTTAGGGACAGATAAATTGACAGCAACTAAAAATCACCGATGGCAGTTATGTCTTTATGGGCGAGAATGGGTTGAACATTGCCTTGAGAGTGTGGGAAAACCTATTGGAAATTATGTCTATTCAGAAAATAAAAAATCAATTCGTTGGTTGAAACATTTGGGCTTTATTATTTATGAGCCAGAGCCATTTGGTCCCTGGGATTCAATGTTCTGTCCTTTTTGGAGGAGTAACTAATGGCATTTCTTGCCCCTACAAGCTGGGCTGGTCTCGGAGCAGCAGGTGCTGGAGCTAGCGCTGCTGGTGGGTCAACTTTGTTGACAGCTTTAGGTGGTCCAGTCGGAATCGCTTTAGGAGCTGGTCAGGCTCTCCTTGGGATTGCAGGCGCTTCTCTTGAGAACAAAGCAAAACAACAGGATTATCTAAATCAAACTGCTTTTCAAAATGCGACTACTGCCTTTAATACTTGGCAGGCAGGGCTAAATGCAGATATTCAAGACCTTAATTCTGACTATCAATATTGGGCTGAAACTGTTCAATACAATAATAATTTGGCCCAGGTTGCAGCAAATAGAAATTACGAATTTTCGAGAGAATTAGTTCAAGCTGAAACTGTTGCAAGAACAAGAGCATCCGCCACTGCTGCAGGAATGATTGATGCTGATGCAATAGCAGGTCAGTTACGAGAAAGAGCTATGCAGGAAAGCATGGCAATAATGCAGCAGAAAAGAAGAGCGTTACAAGCTAATGCCACTGTTCAGGCAATGTCTAAGACAGGTGCAGGTCGAACCTTGGAATCGTTTGAACGTAATTTTGCTTTTCAATTAGGCGAGTACACGACAATATCTAGCATTAATGAAGGGATTAGAAATAGACAATACCGTCGCGATCAATATGCAAATATTGCTAGAAGTTTGAGCCAATACAACAGTCAGCAGTTTTACGAGCGTCAAAAATATATTGATCCAATTGCTCCATTTGCGCCTTTACCTACTTTGGTCATGCCTCCCCCTCCTTCTATGACAGGGGCCAAACCTATTGATACCACTCTTCTTGGTGCTGGTACTGCTGTTCTTGGTGGTGTTAATACAGCTCTTGGTATTGGTGACTATTTATCCTCTCAATAGGTAATTAATTATGTCAACTGTTAAGCCTCTTCCTGAAGGAACAATCAATCCTCAAGCCAAGCCAGTAGCTGCTTTTATAAGTCCTGGCAGCAAACAAGTTGCGAAACCAGCTCAAGTTGCTTCTGTTCCCATGCCTAAAGGAATCAGAACAACCCCTACAGGCGGTACAACTTATGTGCAGGGAGGTAATGCTGCTCGTGATTTAGCACAAGCATTAGAGCCATTTGCGAAACAATCAGTGGAGCTGGCTACTCGTGCAGGACTTCAATATATTGATTGGCGAATTGACCAAGGGGAAGAAGCAGTTCGAGCTGAGATAGCTGCAGCGCAAGCGGCGTTATATGCAGACGAATCTACGGAGGTTTCTCAACTCGATAGAGCTGCTGCAATACGACGAGTAGCTGCTCAAGATCCTGAGGCGGGATCTTTGATGGCAGCACTTGATCCTTATACAGAAATAGGAAGATTGCGAGGATTGGCTAAAACAGCAGCTTTAGAAGTTCCTTTGGGGATGAGAAATTATGTAATGTCAAACAGGAATCAGATTAATCTTCTTGACGGTGCAAATGGATTAGTAGGTTTGCAATCTCTTCGAGCAGAGTATGTAACTAAACTCTTTGATACTTATGGATTAAGTCAAACAAGTCCAGGCGTTCAAAAATATTTATTGCCAGAAATTGAAAAGGTTTCGGAAGATTTAGCAAAAGAAATAATAGATACTTCAGTAAAAGCTAGAGAGACATTTGCTCCGAGGATTTTATCCGCCCAACTCGAAAGAGCTATTAAAAATATTGATTCAGGGAAGCCTTTTACTCTTAATGAAATTACTTACAATAAAGAGGATGATCCTGAAGGTTATAACGCCAACAAGATTGCTTATCTTGAAAGAATAATTGAAGTAGGAACTGCAGATGCTTTTGCAGGTTCTGATCGAGCTTTGAGGATGTTAACTGCTACTGAGATGCTTAAAGAAAAGTATAAAGATGATCCTAGTTTTATGGCTTTGTTAAATCAAATTAAGACTCAAGAAACAATTCAAATGAATGGAGAGTCTATGGTTCTCACTCTTCAAGGCTTTGACATCCAATTAGCAAGAGGAGGCACTAGTATTTTAAAAGCACAGACAGAAGCAACGAAATTATTAAAGAGGGAATTTAATGATTATTTAGCAGCAGAGATGTTAAAGAATCCTGAACGCGAAAATGATTCTGACTATGCAATTCAACTCCTGGAGCAGTTTATAGAGGATAAGGGAGGCGAGGAAGCTTTACCTCCTGGTGCATTAGCTGAATTGCGAGGCGTGTTAAGTACTACAGATTTCAGATCTGAAATTAGTGTTTCTGAACCTTTGGTAGCCGGAAGTCAGTTGCAACTTACTCAGGAAATTAGTGAGTTGAAATATGATGAAGACTTTGCGGCTAATGTATCTGAGATAAGAGAAAATATAAGGAGAATTTCTGAGAAATTAAACGATGATGGCACGTGGTTTGGACAAACGACGGAGCTATTAAACGCACGAATTGATGATGTCATTAATATAAATAAATACGACACGGTGATTACGGAGAAGGTAACTGCTGAAGTTACTTCTTTCTTAAGTATTTTTGGTGGACCAGGAGCTACTCCTTTCCTCAGGACAGTTGAGTCTAGGTACGGCTATGGAGTAAGACAGTTTGCTGAGCAGAAACTTAAAGAAGCAATGATTGAGGGGGAAATTTCCCAGAGTCAAGCATCGTTAGTTGTTCAGGAGGCTATACAAACATATAGAGCTGAACAAGTTGACTCTGGAATTATTTCTGAATTATTTGAGGGAGACCCTAATGATTTCCTCTCAAAGCAGAGAACCCAAGAGACTTTGAGAAAGTATTTCCCTGGAGCTTCTCCCTCTTTTGAGCCAGGCAAGAGTAGTACTGTTCCAGCAGCAGATTCTGGGCAAACGGTTCGACTTATTAATCTTGACCAAATTGATTCTTTCCCTAATAGAGGTTTAATTCTTCGTCAATATGAGACGAGACCTATTCTTACGCTTTCGTCTTTACGGGAGGTAATTAGCTCAATTATTTCTACCAAAGAGATTCCTGAGAGTTTACGGAAAGCCAGATTTGAGTCAGGTGCTCCTAATTTGTTCGATTTTTTAATGAAACAAATCGGCCAATATGGTGAATATGATTTGGAGTCAGATTTCAGTAAAGAAGATTTAGAGCTTTTAGAACAGCTTTTAGTCTCATCTGGAAATTTTGAAAACAATATTCTGTCTTCTTATCTATTAGAGAAAAGTCATCCAAGACTTGCGGCTTTGGGTAATTGGACTGACAATATGGTCTAATCTCTACAAGCTCGTAATTCTCCGGCATTATGGAGTCATGTAGTCATCCGCAAGAAATCACATGTCGGAATTAAGGACGCTTGGTGCAAATGAACAGATACCTACTTCACCTGGATATAAGATTGATTTTTCTCCGCCTTCAGAAGAGGAACAGCAACCTGGATGGTTTGATTTTCCTATCGAAGTTATAAAACAGCTCTGGGAACTGCCAGGGAATTATCAGAGGGTAGCCAAAGAGTTTGATATTGATTACACAGCCACAGGAGCCCATCGTGGAGGAGTATCAGGAGCTCTTTGGGGGGACAAAGGCGTAGCCCCTGGAGTAAACGAAAAAGGAGAGTTTGATTGGTGGCAATTGATATTCCAGATGCTTACAGGTGGTTCTAGTTCGGCTCAATATATAGGTGGAGAGTCTCCTGGAATTCCTGTTAGCACTGGGTCAACTGCAAGCTTTATTGAGACTGGGCGACAACCCCTGCCAATTTATAAAGATGAAACTGAAACTGGAACTGGTGAAGAAAATTATTTCTTGCCAAGCCAGAGACAACTTTTCGCCGCTGGTGGTGATCCTTTTTTTGATACTGGCCTTAACCTCACTGCAGGTTCGTTACACCTCAAGAGGTTAATAACTGGTGAAGGTCAACTAGATCCGAAAGAAACACCAATTGGTAAGTGGCTTGAGAGCACTAGAGAACTCAATCAAAAGGGTTTAGGAGCCAAGAATTATTGGGAGATGACTGCAGAGGAGAAGGCTCTCCTTAATGATTTACCTGCTTCTATCTTTGCGAATATTTATGCAACAACAATTCTTGGATTTACAGGAGTTCCTGTCCTTCAGACCTCTTCTGGCCTTGTTAACAAAGCAGGCACTTGGGCAATCGCTATTGGACTAGAAGAGGCCTTGTCTTCTGCTTTTGAGGGACGGGATAAAACAGGTTCTGCTTGGGATTTAGCTCAGCAGATGGGTTTACCTAATCCATTTGCGATTAAGCCTACTGATAATTATATGGAGGCTTTTATCAAAGCTGCTACAGGGAATGCCATTTTTGTTGGTTCTCTTGCTGGCGTAGTCAGGACAGGATTTGAAACACCAAACATTTGGAGGCATGTCAAAGAGAACGGTATAAAAGTCGATATAAACAATGCGCGAACTTGGCTTGATGAAAACGCTATTCAACGATTCGGTTCTTCAGAGTTCTTAGATTTTAATAAGGCTATCGAAGCAGGAAAAAAATTAGCTAGTGA